AATATCACTAAACTAAACGTACATCAATGTTTAACGTATTTAGAATATACAAAAGAGAAAAACGATATAGAAGCAGCAAAAATTAAAAACAAATTTAAATGAGCCAAACAGGGATAAGAGGATTTTACCAATTAACAGAAACTATTAAGACACAGCTCTTAAGTGATGTTAATGTAAACACAGTAACAACAGGAGATATATTTGACATAGACTTATCTAAGCAAAGTATATTTCCTTTATGTCATATTATCATAAACAACGTTACTACACAAGAACAAGTATTGTTGTTTAATATAACTGTTATGGCTATGGATATAGTAGACGAAAGCAAGAAAGAAACAACAGATATATTCAGAGGTAACAATAACGAACAAGATGTACTTAACACACAATTAGCAGTACTTAATAAGTTAGTAATGGTATTACGCAGAGGTACGCTATATAGTGATAAATTTCAATTAGAAGGAGATGCAACCTTAGAGCCTTTTTATGAAAGGTTTGATAATAGACTTGCTGGGTTTGCTGCTACTATGGATATTGTAATACATAACGATATTGATATATGTTAGCAGAACAGTATTTAAGAGATGAGTTAAATAAGTTTGCTAAGTATGTTATACAACAATCACGTAGTAATCTATCTAAGGGCAAAAAGAATGTTTCTAAGGAACTTTATAATTCTTTAGGATATGAAATAAGTCAAAAAGGTTCAACAATATCCTTAGGCTTTGATATGGTCGATTACGGTAAGTTTCAAGACAGAGGTGTTAGTGGTACAGAAAAGAAATATAACACACCATATAAATACACAAATAAGATGCCACCAGCTAAGGCATTTGACAAGTGGACTATTAGAAAAGGAATAGCACCAAGAGGTAAAGGTGGTAAGTTTGAAAAAAGAAAAGGATTGAATTTTGCAATAGCTAAATCAATATATAAGAAAGGAATAAGACCAAGTATGTTTTTTACAAAGCCTTTTGCTGCTGCATTTAAGAGATTGCCAGATGAATTAGTAGAAGCATACTCAATAGGAATAGAGAAACAAATACAAGTAAACATAAGCAAATGAGCAAAATAAACGTAAGAAGTCCATATTACATATATGATACAGTAGCTAATTTAACAAGCGATAAAATAGATATATACATATATACTGGAGCACAAGGCAGTAGACCATCTACACCTACATATCAATTAACTAGTAATGCAATTGATGACAAGGTTACTTTTGAAATAAGTGAATTAATAAAAGATTATTTTACAAATAATTTTGATGGAGATTACGTTAGTGATTTCTTTTGGGTAGATTATGAAATATACAGAAGTGTAAGTGGAGGTGCTTATGTTAGTCAAGGAATGGTATTAAACAAAGGTTTTTATGGATATGGATTTTTTGAAGACGGTGCAAACCCACAAAACAATACAGGGCTTCTACAGTCTAATACTACAATAGTAAAGTTAGATGATGCACCAGCTACAATAGCAGTAGACACCTCAACAACAAGTCAAGTAACATACGAACTAAACGGACAACAAGTATATACTAAAGCTATAAGTTCAAGCACAAATAGTAATGCACAAATAGAATATGTTACAAGTGGCATAAATGGCTCTGATGAATTTGAAGATAGAGTAATACAAGATGGTGGTACTTTTGAAGGTAGTGATTGTTTAAGTAAGTTTTCTAAAGAATATACATTGTTTGACTTTGATACGATATATGTAGATACTACAAGCGGTGTTACTAAGCTAACAGTTAAAAGCGAAAGCGAATGTAAGTTTACACCATACAAAGTAACATTCATAAACAAGTTTGGTGCTTTACAAGACATTTGGTTTTTTAAACGTACTAATGAATCACTAACTACAAAGCAAGAAAAATACAAACGTAATACAGTTGTTAATGGTTCTTATGATATTAGCAAACATCAAAACAAAACACTTACAAAGAATGGTAAAGAGAAATTAACACTAAACACAGGATATTATCCAGAGTCTTACAATGATGTATTTAAAGAAATGCAATTGAGTGAAGATTGTTGGATAGAGATAAACTCAAAAACATTACCAATACAAGTAACAAGTAGCTCTTTAGCATATAAGACACAACTAAACGACAAAATAATAAATTACACAATAGAAGTTGAATTTGCTTTTGACACTATAAACAACATACGTTAATGCAGATAATAGAACTATACATATTAGATACTAGGGTAGATTTATTTGAAGATGAAAGTATTTCTATAACTGATACTATACAAAATGTAAAAGATATAAGTAAAATATTTACACCTTTCTCACAACAGTTTAATTTACCAGCTTCTAAAACAAATAATAAGTTATTTAAGCACTATTATAATTTCGAGATAGATGGATCATTTGATGCTAGATATAAAGCTAATGCAGAAATAAAACTAAATGGTGTTACTTATAAAGTAGGTAAGATAAGATTAAATAGTGTAAGTTTAAAGAATAATGCACCTAACTCTTATAAAGTAGTTTTTTTTAGTGACACTATAGAACTAAAAGAAGTACTAGCAGAGGATCTATTAAGTGATCTAACTTATGACGATGCAATGAGCTTTACTTATGATAATGATAATATATATTCAAGATTTACTACTCTAAATGGTGATGTAGTTGTTCCTTTAATTACACATAGTTCTAGATTTCAAATGCACAGTAATGGTAAATACGAAGATTTAAATAATAATAAATTAACTTATTTAGATTTAAAACCAGCAGTAAAAGTTAAAAAGGTTATAGAGGCAATAGAGACTTCTTATCCAGAGATAGAATTTAGTAGTAACTTTTTTAATAGTAATGATTTTAATAATATCTATTTATGGTTACACAGAAATAAAGGATATATCTCTAATGCAACAGAAGGAGGAAGTATATTTACAATTACTAATAGATTACATTTAACAACTACGCCATCACCTACTTGGAGTTTGTCAACTGGTACAGAGCAAAGACCATTAATAGGTGGTAATAATATTGGAGGAGGTACAAGTACTGCTGTAGAGCAAAGATATTTATTTAGCTATACTTTAACTACATCAAGCACTGATCCTTACACTGTAATAATAGGAGATGCTGGTCAATATATAAATGAAACTTTAGAAAACGGAGGTAACTTTTCTGGAACATTTAATATTAGTGTAGGTAATATTTTTGGATTTACACCAAATCCTCTAAACATACCATTTACTGTTTCAAGTACTAATACATTTACTATGGTACAAGGTTTAACAGTATCACTTCAACAGAGAGATGGTTTCTGGGCTGGAACACCTTGGACAACTGTGTCTACTGGTGTTTATACAGCGAATACTAATGCTATTACAAATACATTTAGAGTTGGTGATAATATGCCTAAAATGAAAGTGTTTGACTTTTTAATAAACTTGTTTAAGATGTTTAACTTAACAGTATATAAAGATAATGGAGTTTTACAAGTAGAAACATTAAATGATTTTTATAATGCAGGTAAAAGATATGACATAACTAAATATGTAGATATGTCTAAAAGTGATGTAGGTAAATTGCTTCAGTATAAGAATATGTCTTTTAATTTTAAAAGCAAAGAAACACAATTAATACAATTTTCAGAAGAATTACAAGGTTATCCATTTTCAGAAGAAAGTTATGGTAATGATCAATATGACGGTGGTGATTATAAAGTAGAAGTTGATTTTGAGAAAATGATGTATGAAAGGTTATATTTAAATCCACCAAACGGAACAACTTTAACTAATGTTTGTCAAGGCTCAATGCTTGATAAAGATAACAATCCAACAATAGGCAAACCTTTATTATTATACATAAAAAATACTAATGATCCAGATAGTAGAATTGTTTGGCACGAATTACCTGGTGGAGGTAATACACATTTGACTAATTATAAAAGACCATCACAAATATTTGACAATACTTCTGGAGATACCTCGTTAAATTTTGGGGAAGAACAAGATGAGTTTTTTCACGAAATAGTAGGACAAAATTTATTTAGTAAATATTATCTAGATTACATACAAAGCATTTTTGATGTTAAAGGAAGAAAGTTAAAAGTAAGTGCTTATTTACCTTTACATATATTACTAAAGTATAAGTTAAACGATAGGTTTATAATATCTGGTAAAAGCTATAGAATAAATAGTATAAAAACAAACCTATTAACTAATAAAAGTGATTTAGAACTAATTAATGATTTATTTAGTGTAAGTCAATTAGAGAGTGGTACAAATCCTAATGCACCAAGATTAGCAGCACCAACAGTAGATGTTGTAAGCACTACATTTATAACATTAAGTTGGATAGCAATAAGTGGAGTTGTAGGTTATAAGATTTACATAGATGATGTTTATATTACAACAATAACAGGCACTACTCATAAGTTTACACCATTATTAAGTGGTATAACTTACAAGCTAGGTGTTCAAGCATCTTATACTAATTTTGATGCAGAAATAACTAATACATTTGAAACAACATTATGATAAAGAATATATTAGAACTTTTAAAATACGCAAACGGAGAAACAGAAAACATCCGTATAGCACAAGGTAAACATAAACTACCATTAACTATAAAAGAAGGATATAAAGCACTTAAACAAGAAATACAATGGCGATAGAAAAAACAATAGAAATTAAAACTAACACTAAAGGTGCAGAACAAGGCTTTGATAAACTTGCTGATGCTATTAAAGAGTTAAATGAAAGCTTTAATAAGTTTAGTAAAACAACAGAAGAAGGCTTAGAAGATATTAGCAAAACTTCTAAAAACACAGAAAGTGGTGTAGGAAGAATTTCTAAAGGTTTTAGAGGCTTAGGTATAGCTATAAAAGCTACTGGTATTGGTTTATTTGTTGCAGCAGCTAGAAAACTTGGAGAAGTTTTTATGCAAAACCAAACAGTTTTAGATAGTTTTAATACAGTATTTGAGGCTATAAGTATTGCATTTAATGATTTTGTTACTTTTGTAGTAGATAATGCTGGTCAAGTTATAGATTTCTTTAAAGCTATATTTGAAAACCCTGTTGAAAGTATAAAAAGTTTTGGTAAAGCTATTAAGGCTAATATTATTGAAAGATTAAAAAGTGCTTTAGATGTTTTAGGGTTTTTATCAAGTGCAGTTAAAAAAGTATTTAGTGGGGATTTTAAAGGTGCATTAGAAGATGTTAAAGCTGCTGGTAAAGAAAGTATTGACGTTATTACTGGTGTTAATGACACTTTTGATAAGGGTGTTGAGTTTGTAAACAAAAATAAAGATGCAATAAAAGGTTACATAAAAGAAACAATTAAATCAGCTAAAGAAAATGTAAACCTTGCAAATGCAGCTAAGTTAGCAGCAGCAGAACAATCACTACTTGTAGAAAAATATGATATACAAGCAGAGAAACTAAGACAAATAAGAGATGAGGAACGTAATAGTATAGAAGAACGTAGAAAAGCTAATGACCAATTATTAGAAGTATTAGAACAACAAGAACAGGCTATGTTAGCTCAAGCTAATATGCAAATTAAGTCTGCTCAAGCAGAATTAGCTAAAAACAAATCTATAGAAAATCAAGTAGCTCTTACAGAAGCTTTAGCAAATAAACAAGGTGTTTTAGCACAAATAGAAGGTTTTAGGTCAGAACAAAAAGCAAATGATTTAGCTTTAGATAAAGAAGAAGTAGAATTAATTAATAGTAAGTTAGAAAGTGAAAGCCAACTTGCAATAGAAAGAGAAAGGTTTAATGCAGAAGAAATCACTAATGAATTAGCAAGGTTAGAAAAGTTAAAAGAAATAAATGATTTAGAACAACAGCAAGAACAAGCAAGATTACAAGCTATTGTAGATAATGCTAATGCTGGAACACAAGCTAAGATAGATGCACAAATAGCTCTTGACCAGTTTATGGAACAATCAAGACAAACAGATGCTCAATTAGATAGACAAGTAAAAGATGCTAAAATAAAAAATGCAGAGCAAGTAAGTGGTGCTATTGGTCAGTTAGCTTCTGTAGCTGGAGAAGGTACTGCTGCTGGTAAAGCTTTAGGTGTTGCTTCTGCTACAATAGATACTTATGTAGGTGCAAATAAAGCATTGGCTCAAGGTGGATTTGCTGGTATTGCTCAAGCTATAGCTATTATTGCAACAGGTTTAGTTAACGTTAAAACTATATTAAGTACAAAAGTACCAAAGCCTTCTGTTGGTGGTGTTACAAGTAGTGGTGGAGAATCCACTCCTGCATTACCTGCTCCTCCATCATTTAATATTGTAGGTGCTACTGAAACAAGTCAATTAGCAGATGCTATAGGTGGTCAAACACAACAGCCAGTACAAGCTTATGTAGTTGCTAATGATATAACAACAGCACAAAGCTTAGAAAACAACATTGTAGAAGGTGCAACATTAGGATAAAAACAAAAAAAATTAAAAACTATTATATATTATTATGAGAATAGTAGAACTTATTTTAGACGAAGAACAAGAGATAGGGATAGAAGCTATATCAGTAGTAGAAAACCCAGCAATAGAAGAAGATTTTATTGCACTAAAATCACAAGAATTTAAACTTGCTGAGGTAGATAAAGAGAAACGTATATTAATGGGTGCTTTACTTATACCAAATAAGCCTATATATAGACGAAACGGAGAAGATGAGTATTATATATATTTTTCTAAAGATACTGTCTTAAAAGCATCTCAAATGTATTTAATGCAAGGTAAACAAAACAATTCAACATTAGAACATCAATATCAAATAAACGGGTTGAGCCTGGTTGAATCTTGGATTGTAGAAGATAAAGTACATGATAAGTCTGTAAAGTATGGTATGGATTTACCATTAGGAACTTGGGTAGGTGCTGTAAAAGTTAACAACGATAAAATTTGGGATGAGTTTGTTAAAACAGGTAAAGTTAAAGGTTTTTCTATTGAAGGATATTTTGCAGATAAAATGGATCGTCCTAAAGAAGCGATAAAAGATTTTAGTAGTGATAAAGTACTACAGGATATTGAACAAGGTGAAGCTGAATATTTATTAAACGAAGTAAAAGCTATTTTAAAAGACGAGCAAATAGATTTAGAATCGTATTCTGATTATCCTGCTGCTGTAAAAAATAATGCTAAACGTGGATTAGAACTTAATAAAAAGGTTAATAATAAATGTGCTACACAAGTAGGAAAAGTAAGAGCACAACAATTAGCACAAGGTAAAGCTATAACAGAAAAAACTATTATGCGTATGTACTCATATTTGTCTAGAGCAGAAGCTTATTATGACGAAGGAGACAGTAAAGCTTGTGGTACTATATCTTTTTTATTATGGGGTGGTAAAGCTGGAAAACGTTGGGCTGAAAGTAAATTAAAAGAATTAGACTTAATAGATTTAAAAGCTCCATGTCATGACGGTTACGAACAATATGGAATGAAAATGAAAAATGGAAGATTAGTACCTAATTGTATACCAATAAAATGAGAAAGCTAATTAAGAAATTTATAACACCAAGTAAAACAAGTCCTAAAGGTAGGAGAAGAGGTTGTTTATGTAGAGATAAAGATACATACTCAATTAAGTGTTGTGATGGTAGTATTCATGCACAAGGAATAGGAAAAGTATAAATGAAAATACAAAATTAATTTTTAACCCTTATATATTAATATGAACACAAATGATATGATTAGTAAAATCAAAGATGTTCTAAACTTATCCGAAGAAGTTAAGTTAGAACAAATGAAACTTGAAAATGGTGCTGTTTTAGAAGCAGAATCATTTGAGTCTGGTAAAGAAATATTTATCGTTACAGAAGATGAGAAAGTAGCTGTACCAGTAGGGGAATACGAAATGGAAGATGGTCGTATTCTAACCGTAGCAGAAGAAGGTCTTATTGCTGAAATTAAAGAAGCTGGAGAAGAAGAAAAACCAGAAGAAGAAGTAGAAGCAAAAGAAGAAGAAGAAAAAGAAGAAATGGGATATGCTACCAAAGAGGAACTAGCAGAAGTAAAAGAAATGATTGAAGAAATCAAAGCTATGTTAGAGCCAAAAGAAGAAATGAGTGCTGATGAATTAGGTAACTTAATGACAGAAGAACTTGCTAAACACGAAAAAACAGAATTAAGCGAAGTGCCTAAGGAAGTTAAAGTAGAATTAAGTGAGCCAGCTGCTGAACCAATTAAACCTAACCCAGAAGCTAAAACTGTAAAAAATAATTTCAAGTTTGCTACAAAAAGAAAATTAAGCACACTTGACAGAGTAATGAATAAAATAATTAACAACTAAAAATTAAATAAAATGCCAAATCCAACAATTACTGGTTCTTCATATGCTGGAGAATTTGCTGGGAAGTACTTAGGTGCTGCCCTATTATCTGCTTCAACATTAGATGCTGGGGCTGTATCAATCTTGCCTAACATCAAGTTTAAAGCTGCTATGAAAGTAGGTGCTTTTTCTAACTTGGTTCGTTCTGCTGATTGTGATTTTGATTCAACTACTTCTGGTCTTACATTGACTGAGAAAGTATTAACTCCAACTGAGTTACAAGTAAACTTACAAATCTGTAAAAAAGAATTACATTCTGACTGGGAAGCTGCTCAAATGGGATTCTCTGCTTTCGATAGCCTACCTCCACTATTCTCTGATTACGTTATTTCAAGAGTAGCTGCTGAGGTTGCTAACGCTACAGAAACTTCTATTTGGCAAGGTGCTGCTGGAGAAGGAAACTTTGACGGCTTTGATGCTTTATTAACTGCTGATGGTGGTGCTGATGTAGCTTCTACAACTGTTGATAGTTCAAACGTAATTGCTCAATTAGGTGCTATTGTAGATGCTGCTAATGCTGCTATATTAGGAAAAGAAGATTTAACTCTTTATATCTCTACAAATATGGCAAGAGCATACATTCGTGCTTTAGGTGGTTTTGCTTCTAACGTAGGTGCTAATGGTGTTGACAACAAAGGTACTACTTGGTATAACGGAGGTGCTTTATCTTTTGAAGGTATCAACGTATTTGTAGCACAAGGTTTAGCTAACAACACAGCTGTATTAGCTCAGAAATCTAACTTATTCTTCGGAACTGGTTTATTAAACGACAGAAACGAAGTTAAAGTTATTGATATGGCTGACATAGACGGATCTCAAAACGTAAGAGTAGTAATGAGATATACTGCTGGTGTACAATACGGAGTTAGAGGAGATATTGTCCTTTATTCATAATAATCAAATTAACTAACATAAAGAGGGTGGGCAAAAACTGCCTACCCTTTTTTATTAAAACAAATTAAATATGTCATGTGCAATAACAAAAGGTAGAGGAGTTGGATGTAAGACTGCCTTTGCTGGAATTAAAAATATTTACATCTTAGATTATAGCTCTGCTATTGCTGCTTTAAGTGATTCAAGTGGAACTATAACCTTACCAACTGATGCTTCTGCTGAGTTCTTTAAGTTCGAAGTAAAAGGAGGTCAGTCATCTCTTGAAACTACTGTTACAAGTTCTAGAGAAAATGGAACTACATTTTACGAAAGTACATTAAACGTTACTTTTCAAATATTAGACGTAGCAACACAAGAAGAGATAAAACTTCTTAATAGAGGTAGAGCACATTACGTTGTGGAATTATATCCTAACGGTGCTGGAGTTACTAAGTACTTATTAGTAGGTAAAGACAATGGTGCTGAAATTACTGGAGGTACAATTGTAACTGGAGCTGCTCCTGGAGATTTACAAGGATTTACATTAACAGCGGTTGCAACTGAGGTATTTCCTCCGTTCTTCTGTACTGTACCAGATGTAAGTGCTACTACTTCAATTAGTCCAGCTTAGTAGTTTATTTATATTTTAAATTAGCCTTTCTTTTTAGAGAGGCTTTTTTTATTTGTAAACTATACAAAATATTTAATTTTTGTTTATATATTATTATGAAGTTAATAGGTACAAACGGAAATAAAACTTTTAAAGTTATACCTCGTCAATTTATTGATGGTACAATTACTGTAAATCTTACAAGCGAAAGTACAGGAACAAATGTAAACTTAACACCTACTGCATCAACTGATCGTAATTATATGACATTTGTAGCAGCTTTTGGTACATTAACTGAAGGTGATTTTTATATGCTTGAAATAAAAAATGGTAATACGGTTATATATAAAGACAAAGTGTTTTGTACAGATCAAACTGTAAACCAAACAAACAATGATTACTATTCTGTAAATAGTGGAGAATACACTACAGAGAATAGCTATGATAACGATTACATTATATTATGAACGATTTAAGAGTAGTTAATTTAAGCACTTATACAAGTCCAGAGATAGTAGAGAAATCTAATAAAGAATGGGTAAGCTATGGTGCAGATAATAATTATTTTGCTTATTTGATAGACCGATACAACGGAAGTCCTACAAACAATGCTATTATAAATGGTATTAGCGAAATGATTTATGGAAAAGGCTTAGATGCTTTAGACAGCAATAGAAAGCCAGAGGCATACGCTAAAATGATGTCTTTATTCCACAAGGATTGTGTGCGTAAATTATGCTACGATTTAAAACTAATGGGTCAATGTTCTATGCAAGTTATATACTCTAAAGATAGAAAGACTGTAGCAAGAGTAGAACATATACCTGTAGAAAACTTAAGAGCAGAAAAATGCAATGAAAAAGGTGAAATAGAAGCTTATTATTACTCTGATGATTGGAGTAAAGTTAAAAAAGTTGATGATTGCACTCGTATACCTGCTTTTGGGCACTCTAGAGAGCCTATTGAAATAGTTTATGTAAAACCATATAGAGCAGGATATAAGTATTACTCAAGTCCTGATTATCAAGGTGGATTACAATATGCAGAGTTAGAAGAAGAGATAAGCAACTATCATTTAAATAATATTCTTAATGGTCTTGCACCAAGTATGTTAATTAACTTTAACAACGGAACTCCAAACGCTGAGGAACGTCAAATGTTAGAGAATAGAATATATCAAAAATTTAGTGGAAGTAGTAATGCAGGTAAGTTTATTCTTGCATTTAACGACAATCCAGAAAGTGCTGCAACTATAGAGCCAATACAATTAAGTGACGCACATAACCAATATCAGTTTTTATCAGATGAAAGTGGTAAAAAAATAATGGTAGCACATAGGGTTGTTAGTCCTATGTTGTTAGGTATTAAAGATAGTAGTGGTTTAGGTAACAATGCAGACGAGTTAAAGACTGCATCTATACTTATGGATAATACAGTTATAAGACCATTTCAGACACTTTTAATAGATGCGTTTGATAGTATATTAGCTTATAATAATATTGCTTTAAAACTATACTTTAAGACTTTACAACCATTAGAGTTTACAGACTTAGAAAATGTAGAGGACGAAGAAACAAAAGAAGAAGAAACAGGAGTTAAGTTAGCTAAAGAATTACCAGAAGATTTAGGTAGTGATATAGCAGATGCTTTAATTGACTTAGGACAAAGTGAAGAAGATATTTTAAAAACTTTTGATGTAATTGATGAAAGAGAAGTTAATTATGAAGAAGAAAATGGTTTAGATGAAGTTATTGCAGACTTAAATAAGCCTAAAGAAAAAAGTACTTTAGCTAAAATATGGCAATTTGTAAGTACAGGTAGTGCAAAACCATATAGAGAAAGCGAACAAGATGGTACAAGTAAACAAACTAAAGAAGAAGGTAACGAATTTTTAGTTAGATATATGTATAGTCCACAAAGATATAGTAAAAACTCAAGAAAGTTTTGTAAGAAAATGGTTGACGCTAAAAAGGTTTATAGAAAAGAAGATATTATTTCTATGGATAAAAAAGTAGTTAACGCTGGTTTTGGTAAAGGCGGAAGTGATACTTATTCTATATGGTTATATAAAGGTGGTGCAAGATGTCAGCATAAATGGTTAAGAAAAACGTATGTACGTAAAGATGGAGCTAAAGGATTAGGAGATGCAATAACTACTACTGAAGCAAGGTCAAGAGGTTTTAAACCAGAAGCAAATGCAAAAGAAGTACCTGTAGCACCAAAAGACATGAAGTATAAAGGTTATACTGCTGAGTATTGGAATAAAATGAAATTTAAAAACTAGATGGCAACAGTATTATTTATAAATAGAACAGATTTAGTTAAAAACTCTATTATTGACGGTAATGTTGATACTGATAAATTTATTCAGTTTATTAAGGTTGCACAACAAATAGACATACAAAATCTTTTAGGAACTGATCTTTATAATAAAATTAGTTCTGATATTGCCTCAGGTGCATCAGGAGGTACAGGTTTAACTGGAAATTATTTAACATTAGTTAATACTTATGTACAACCAACGTTAATCTGGTTTGCCCAAATGAATTATATACCATTTGCTGCTTATCAGATAAAAAACGGAGGTGTATTTAAGCATAGTAGTGAAACAGCACAAAACGTAGATAAGAACGAAGTAGATTATTTAGTAGGTAAAGCAAGAGAGTATGCTAATTACTATTCAACAAGATTAGTAGATTATTTATGTTTTAATGACAACTTATTTCCAGAGTATAACTCAAATAGTGATGATGATATTTACCCAGATACAGACACAACGTTTAAAGGGTGGGTATTGTGAAATATAAACCAAAGAAAAAAAACATTAAGCTTTTAAGTAAGTTTTTAATAAATAATAAAAAATGGCAGTTAACGAAAAAGGATACGGTTCAATATACACAACAACTTGGTGGGGAGAAGGAAGTGCATTAGCAAATCCTATTGGTTGGGGAGATGGTGTATTTTATATATATGATGTTGCTTTTGTAAGAGAAAGAGCAGAACAAAATGGAGGCTATATAGAGTCTTTTGAATGTGTAAGTCAAAAATTAAGAACATTTCCAAGTCAAGATGTTGGTAGGTTGTTATTTGAGGCTTATGATACAAGATGTGAAGCAGATGGAGGAGATGCAGAAGCAAGAACGTGTACTATTAACGAATTAAACAATTTACTATGAGTTTATATGATGATGCAAGTTTAGTAATGATACCATCAGCTATTGAAGATGGTAAGTTGTATAGTGTAAAACCAAAGCCAATTCCTATTTCTGGGCAGCTTGTTACAAATGGCACGTTTGACACAGATAGTGATTGGTTAGTTTATGGTAATTCAGAAATATCTAATGGTAAAGCAAATTTAAATTCAGGAACTGGGTCTTTTACAGGAACTTTAAAGCAAAATTCAGTTGTAACAAACCTTAAAAATTACAAAATTTCATTTTCTATAAGTAATTACCAAGAAGGAGAAGCCATAGTATCTATAGGGTTTAATACAAGTATTTCAGTTAATGCAAATGGAGAATATACTTTTTATGGTGTTTCAGAATCAGGGGATAACACAGATTTTCTAGTTAGAAATAGTTCAAGTAACTTTGTTGGCTCAATAGACAACGTTTCAGTTGTTGAAGTTGATACAAATACTGCTGATTTTACTTTTAACAGAGGCTCTAATTTAGCTGCAACACGAGTTAATAAAAGCGGACTAATTGAAAAGGGTAGAGAGAATCTTTTATTGCAGTCTAACCAGTTTGATACTACTTGGGGAGCGCAAAATGTAACACTTACAAGCGGACAAATTGGTATAGGAGGTAGTACAGATGCTTGGCTTTATACAGTTACAAACGCAACTCATAATATAACGCAAAATTTATCCTCTGCTAATA